CGTATCTTGAAGTCTGCTCTTTAATACTAGGTTAATAAGAGAGTTGGCAAACAAATCCGAATGCTCTTCCATAATATCAAGGAATCCTTGATATAGAGGATTAACCTTATTACCAACACTTTGGAGTTTCTTGTTTACAAAGTTACGCATTTCATTATGCGCCTTTGATTCAGAATTAACTAGAGATGGATCATCACTAATCGCACGAACATCCTTGATATTGATTAGAAATTCATATGACGTTTTTCCATGCTTTCTTCTGGGACCTTTCGCATCCCACAAAGATTCATTTGATGCGGTCTTCCAATTATCAATACCGTCGATTTTTCCAATCAATTTTAATGGTCCATCTTCCATTGCTTCACGAATAACATCAGCAAAGAATTGCTGTCGGTGTTTTAGAAGTTCATTCTTTGCATCATTAAAGTTATTTCCAACCATAAGTGTGTCGAATGCCTTATTAATAACGGTTGGATCTTGTGCGGTGGCTTTGGGTTTTTTCTTTAGAGAAACGCCGACGTAATGATCTGATCCATATCTAAAGATTACGTCAGAAGAATTATAGTCTGCCATTCCAAAGGCATTAATCTTAAACTTCTGAACTTCAGTTGGCCATCTTGTTCCAGTCAGAAATACTTTGGTTGGACTTGCTGTTGTAATTCTATCAAAAGCATCGGTTTTCAAATAATCACGAACTGCTTTCATGGCAGACATTCCAACCAGAAGGTCTGTATAAACTCTATCAGTATTCTCACCATCAAGTCTCATCGTCTTGAGGAAATCATTCTTTACATTACCAATTCCCTCAACGTTACTACCTTCAACGTTTGCGATCACAGTATCAAGTAGTTGCTGCAATTTCAGCGGATCTCTTGCAGCGGCATTTATTTCAGTATCGCTAACGAAGGCAACTCCCGCCAACATTCCTTCAGATGGTTCAGCCATTCCTATACAGCCTTGCTTTTAGCCTATTTATCTTAGCATAAAAAAGACCCCCTTGCGGGGGTTGCGTCATGCGGCAGTCATGAATCGCAAACTATACATATCACCTTCACGTTCAAGTGTGTTTAGGGATAAGGGTTTGCCACTATTCTGTGATAGAATCTCACAAACCTCACCAACTCCAACACCACGACGAACTCTACATCGCATTCCACTAGGAGTTTCTCCAATCACATATGATGCGAAATAATTCCTCACCTCATTACAAGCTACTCTAAGATCTTCATCAACTTCTTGAGTAGATTCAACCCACTCCATCCATTCACTAAAGTTTTCGGTTTTTGTGTAACTCATAGGTCTCCCTCAACACGGTTTTCAGAACGATAAACAGCAAACGCACCCTCAGGATAACGTGAACTGAGTTTATCAACATTCATGGCAATAACTTCATTAAAGTCAGTATCAAGTGCCATACATGCTTGAGCAAGATACCAACAAATGTCTCCAAGTTCACGCTTCATATGGAAGACATTTTCTTCATTATAGGGTTTTCCCTGTAGGAAAATCTTTTTTACAACCTCCGTAAACTCACCTGCTTCTGCACTCAATCCCAGAGCAGCAGTCAACAATTGAGTAACATTTGCTCCCTCTTCGCCAAGATCGCGAAGACGATTTTCTAGTGCTACTGGATCCAGACTAGGTGCGCTAGTGACACCACGCACAAAATCAAGATACTTCAGATGATCAATCTCTCTAGTCATAGTAAATTCAGTCCTCTTTAAAATGTAAAGGAATCAAACTTTTTGTTTTTAAACTTTTCCTCTGTCCTATCATTATAGTCAACATCCTGCCCGCTGTCAACTAGATCTGTCTGGGCAGACTGTTCAACATCATACAACCTCATCTTTGCTCTGTCAATCCCAACAACGAACCTCTTAAACACAGTAGGATCGTTGTAACGGTTCTTGAGTTGCTTTACAAGGATCTGTCCCAACTGCTCCAACTCTTCAGTAGAAATAAGGGCAAACATAAGATCAGCAGTAGCAGGCAAACCAAAGGACTCACTAGTATCAGTAAGCTCAACATCGCTGCTACCATAACCAGAACGAGTGGTCTGCGTGGCAGAAACGATAGGGACGTTTGCTTCAACAGCCAACCCTCTAAGCTCTTCAGCAATTGCCTTGATATACGAATATGAATTGACAGAGCTGTTTCCGCGATACCTAGAGGAAGCACATATATTAAGGTAATCAACGAAAATAATATCAGGTCTAAATGACTTCTTAAGTGTAAGTTCATTAAGAAGTGACTTAAAATGTCCACTATGTGCCGACGCAGTTGGATATTCCTTAATTATAAGAGATCCTTGTGTCTTCTTGGCAAGATTATTAACCTTTGTCTCAAAGATATTTTTGGGCAGTTGTGTAATGTCCTGAATATTAACGTTAAGAAGATTGGCATCGATTCTCTCAGCAATCTTCTCTTCAGACATTTCCAAGGTAATGTATAGAACATTTTTACCCTGGAGTAATACAGCACTTGCCATATGACACATAAACAGAGACTTGCCCACACCTGTTCCAGCAAGAGCAATATTCAACGTCTTTCTTGGTAATCCACCCTTAGTAATCTTGTTAAAATACTCAAGATCGAATGGAATACGATCTTCCTTACGGTGATACGACTCATAACGACCAACATAGTCATTAAGATAATCGTGACCGATATGATTATCGAAACTTACTGCTAATGCGTCCTGCAATATGGATGGAATGGAATCACGCGATCTCTTATCATCCTTTCCATCAGCAATCGAAATAGCATCAATCAAAGACAGATAGATCGCACGATCTCGACACCACTTCTCAGTAGTATCAACCAACCAATTAAATTCAGAAACGGTCTCATCCAAGGATCCAATTAAGGTGGAAATTTCCTTAAATTCTGAGTCATTAATATCTTTACGATTCTCAACTTCAATATGAAGAATCTCTGGAGTGGCAGTCTTGTTGTATATCTCAATAAATGATTGAATTTCTTCAAAGACAACCCTCTGGTTCCTATCCTCAAAATATTCAGTTTTAATAAATGGAATTACTTTACGACAATACTCCTCATTATACAAAAGGTTTTTGAGAATAAGAACCTCAAATGACTCCACAGCTTACCTCCACATAATCAAATATCAATTACTAGAACCATAACTAAATTCATTTCTAGCAATCTCATCAAGTTTTTGTAATACCTCTTCAGTAAAATAAGTCTCAGGATCTTTTAAGATCTGCTTGGCATAGACCTTCTTACCATCCATCTCATAACGACCCGCTACATTCTTCCAGAGTCCACCAAGTTCACCAAGTTCCAGAAGACCATAAAAACGATCAAGGCCGCGCTGATCATAATACAGACGGACTTCAACATCTTTGTTCTCCTTACTTAAACGCGACTTAACAGCCTTTGCTTTGATAATGTTTCCGACGACTTCTGTTCCATCTTTCTCCTTTTTCTTTGAGAGATAAATGATAGTAGAAGCGGCATACTTAAGACCACTACCACCACCCATCTCTTTTGTAGGAACATAAGCGCCGATAACGTCATAGGTATGATTTGTAACTAGCATGGGAATATTTGCTTGACCCAGTTTAAGAGTCAACATGCGGAACGCACCCTTGACCAATTGTGATTTGGTCATATCGCGAACTTGCTTATCATTTAGAGCATCAGTAATCTCCTTCTCTGTCGAGAGCATACCTAAAGAGTCTAGCACAAACATGCAGGGATTGCGCTCTTCTTCAGGTTTCTTAAGGTAAATATCAACTGCCTTGAGTGCCTTGCTCCGGAACTCTTCTACAGTCACAACATTAACCACAACCAAACGCTGTGTATCAATTCCGCGACTTTCAAGTAGTGACTTGGTGATAGCAGCCTCAGTATCAAAATATAAACAGTATCCAGTAGGATGAGTGTCAAGAAAATTCTTGACAACAGCAAGAGAAAAGAAGGTCTTTCCTGTAGAACTTTCTCCGGCAATTGCTGTGATTTTATTAGCAGATGCCCCACCAAAAATACTGCCACTAACGAGAGCGTTAAAAATATATGAACCTGTGTCCACATAGTTTTCAGTCTCTTCAATATCTGATGCCAATCGAGTAAAGTCATCACCAATCTCTTTTACAATATCTTTAAGAAAGTCCATAATGTTTAAGCAAAAAATGATTCCAGAGTTGTAGTTTTTTCGACGGACCATCCAATAGCATCAAGGATGATTCTGAGTGGTTCCAAGAATGATTTACCAAATTGTAAATCATAATCGATATATTGTTCAAGACCAAATTCTTTTGGGAGGACTTGAATGAATGAGATTACATTTTCCCGAATGGGATTGGGTTTTTTCAAGTAACAGAATTTGAGTTTTTCACCACTCTGAATAAGTGAATATTTATTGGTTAGATCCTTATCCTTAATATAGTGATTGTAGAGTAGAGCACCTCTAGCATGAACAGGAGTTCCTTTACAATAGATTGTGCTGTGAGACTTATACTTATTCACCTCAGACACAGATCTTGGGAATGAGATGTCTTCCACAGGAAGTTTTTTGAAGTCGGTTCTACACTTTTCAATAAAGTCAATCACATCATCTTCACTACCCACCATCATTAGTTTCAGAGCATCTTTAATCATCTGACGGCATGGTGCAGGAGTTGAAGATTTGATTGCTTCAATTCCCATAATCTTAAGTTTAGGTTCTGTATAGCGGACACCTTCACTATCCCACACGTTGAGAATGTAACGCTTCTTAGCGGTCCAAATACCACGATCAGCAATATTCTCACGCTTCATGAACATCTTCTGTTCGTATGCGTTCACATAGGACGCCAGTTCTTCATAAGAACCTTCAATATACTTTTCAAGTTCCAACTGACAGATCTTATCAAGGAAAGACACAACGCCTTCAGTAGTTTTCTCTCTCCCTTCGAATACACGGTCAACAAGAGGACCCATATTAAGATAAATGGAGTCAGTATCTGAAGCAATAACATAATCAACACCCTCGGTCTTGAGTACCTTATTCAGGTACGAATTCATTCTATTTTCGATCCAACGTATACTGACTTGTCCAGAAAGAGTGATCGCTTCAGCATTCGTAAGCTTGTAATATCGAAAATACTGATTACCGATGGCACCATAAGCACTATTAAGAGAGATCTTCTTAGCCATTTGAATGTTGTTACATCTGGCGATCTCTTTCTCAAGTTCTTTAGTTGGAGTTTTCTCATATGCTTTCTTTGCCTCAATCATCTTCTTCTTGAAGACAACACGCTCCGTATACATCTTCTCCATCAGTTCTGGAAGCATACCCCGAACATCCTTACGATACTTTGCTCCATTTGCGCAAACAGCAGTATCGGAACAATCAGAAAAATCAATCTCCTGATTGAGGATTCTATTAACAGAGGCAAGTGGATGCCGATCATCCATAAGAGTTTCTGGAGAAATGTTGTACTGCATGATCAAGTGTGGATATAGAGAGTTCAAGTCAAAACTCACCACCCAATCATAAACTCCAGGAATGGGTTCCTTCACATATGCACCAGCATACTTTTCATTCTTAGCAGATCTCTCCTTTGGTGGAATTACAATATTCCGCTTCTTCAGGTAGTTGTAAATGATGTTGTCCCACATCCTAACCTGATAGAAAATATCAACATAATTTACCTTGGCGTCATATGCCATAGTAACTGCGAGTTCGATCAGTTTCATCTTGTCTTCCAACCGGTCAACAAGTTCCACGTCAACGATGTTGTATTCTACAAATTTCTGCCAATCGTTAGTATAAAAGTCTTTGAATGTCTCATGCTCAGAGTGATCCAGTTTTTTCTGACCCAACTCAACAAAAGCAATATGATCCAAGCGATAAGATTCTTGTGCCTTATATGTGAACTTCTTATAAAGATCAAGATAGTCAAGTTGAGTCAGTCCACCAACATCATAAACAATATGGTCGCGACCATTCATGACAATCTTACCCTCAGTCACCAATCCCCAGGGGGAAAATCTGCGGGCAAGTTTTTCGCCAAGAACCTTGTAGAGGCGACCACAGATATACGGAACGTCATACAACTGAATGTTCCATCCGGTAATCACTTCAGGAAGATTCTCCATCCAATATTCCATAAACTTGCTCAGAAGTTTATATTCAGTATCACACTCATAATAAGTGAGATTCTTACGATTATGCTTGAATGGTTTCCTACCCCAAGTAACAATCTTCTTAGTTGTATAGTCCTGAATTGTGATTGTAAGGATCTCTTCCGAACAAGATGCAGTATCTGGGAATCCATTCTCAGATGCCACCTCAATATCAAGAGTGGTCAATAGGATCTTACTAATATCAAATTTAATTTCATCCTCAGGATACTTGTCGCTGATGTATTGACACACATAGCGATCGTTTCCGTAGATTTTAAATCCATCTACATTCTCATACTTTGCAAAGAAGTCTCTACAATCTCGTACTAGACCAGGACAAATCTCATCAACATATTCACCCTCAAGGGTCTTAAACTTAGTTTTCTTTTTGGAAGGCACGTAAAGAGTAGGATAATACTCCTCCTTGAACATTACGTGCTTTCCATTTTCATAACCACGGACCAGGAATTGATTCCCGATCATTTGCACATTTGTATAAAATCTTTGAGACATGAATCATTACAAAAAGTAAAAATTAACCAATCAATTATGATCGTTTTGATAGTGCGATGAAGTTACAATATCATCCCATGCTGTAGGAAGATCTCCAGATCCACCAAAGCGGGATTGCATTCGATTGACCTTATCAATAGGCATATATTTTGTATCTTCATCATGAAGAATAGCGTCCAATTGCCTCTTCTCATTAGTTGAGTGAGGTTTCCTCAGAGCACATTTGTTGTAAGAATTCTTCCTGTAAGTTCTGCTCATTTTACCAGACTCCAATACTTTTCAGAGATGTTTACGCGTGGTTTGATCATGGTCAGGATCTTGTCAGATGAAATCATGTATGTGTTTTCATCAGTATACTGGATTAACCACGGCGTTAAGGTGAATTCACCATTCTGCTGCACATCTAGCACAAATGGTTCAACCAGTTTGCAGTTTGGATCACCAATCTCAGCATATACCTCTTCAATCTGAGAGACCAATACTAATTTCTGTGTCAAGATCAACACCATCAGAGTTGTCGTCTGTTCGTCCATTCAATACATCCTCAACATACATTTGTTTAACTTGTGCTTGTGGTTCCACAACGGCAACCACCCAATCAGGAATAATAGGCACAACATCATCAGCAGATAGGATGGGCCAACGAATAAGAGACATCTGCAACTTAGTATCCTCAGGATCCTCAGATCTCATGAGAGTTACTTCATGCGGTTTATCCAGAATATATGTGACTACTTTATCATCAACAAAACCCTCTTTAATATCAGAAATAATATTCTCACCAGATTTCAAAATGGCAAGTTTAATGCTCATACACTCCTCCTATACATACCATCAGTATAGCACGGTCTCACCCCAAAGACAAGCTGTTGACCTTAAGATTTCTCAAATGCTCACTCATTTTATCAAGGTATCCGCGATTGCGCAACTCCTTGAACACCAGATTTTCTACAGCAAATTCGCCCCCCTTCTGAATCGAAGACGATCTCATATTTCTAAACTTTTCTTTCAACCCAACAAAAGCATCTCTATCATCTGCTCTATTGTCAATCAAGAAATCAATCTTTTCCATGTAATGCTTAACTTTCTTCAATATTGAAGGATCGGAAAGATTTACTTGAGTATGTGCTGGTTTCTTAATCCACTTACTCTTCTGAAGTGAAAACACTCCTTGATTGGATGGTGTTGATTCGCGAATATCTTGGGCATACAATTCAACATCATGACCATAGATTTTGATCTTATGTGTTAATGCCCACAATTGCTTTTTGTCCTTGAGATAATCATCAATCAAGTCTGGACAATTCGCAATCTCTCTTTTATCCACCAGAAGATGCAAGTCCAAATCAGAAAATCTAGTATAGTTGTAA